AGTTGTAATAGATGGTTTTGTAGGCATTTTTTTTAATTTAAAATGTTAATATTATTTGTTAATTTTTTCTAATATAGAATCCATTGTATTGCGCGCTCTTTTTGCGCCTATTTTGTGGAATTCAATTTCTTTTGTATTCTCTGGGTTGAAACTAATTGGTTTAATATCCGAAAGTTCGGTTGCTTCTTCTGCAACTACATCAACTTTGGTTAACAATTCCAATTTAGCTTTTAACTCGTTATTTTCTGTTTTAAGTTTTTCTATTTCAGTAAAGAAAGTTTCTTTAACTACGCTTTCAATAGTTTTCTTTGGTGCTACCTTTTCAGCTTCAGCTTCTACGGGAACTTCTGGCGCAACTTCTTCTTCGGGTGCTTCTTCTTCGGTTGCGGGTGCTTCCATATAATCAGCTATAATACCTTCTTCAACTACGGACATAATAAATCCGTCTTCCATTTCGTATTCTCCAATTGGAACGGGTATTTTTTGCTCGTCTTCAGTTATAACAAAAACTTCGTTATCCATTTCGAACGCGTCCGCTTCGATTATTGTAACGCCGTCCGCCATTTTTCTTTGTTCTAACTTTACGTCCATTCCAAGTAAAGTTTTGATTTGATTAATTACGCTTGTTTTCATATTTGATTTTTGTTTATTATTTAAGTTTTTGTAATTCTTGCAAAAAAGTTTTGCTTCTTCCCGCATTTGCAGTTAATTCGCCATATAATTTTAATGCGTCAACATATCCTTTTATTTGTTTTGCGTCCAAGCCTAATTCTTTTGCTTGATTAGATAATTTAGCAGTTATATTTTGTATTTGTTCGGGTAATTTAGGAATGTATTTTTCACTTGATTGAATAATTCCAATACTATCCGATAATTGAACTAAAAATTGTTTGCGTGCGTCAACCGCTTTATTATACCATTTTAATCCATCTTCTTGTAAATTGATAACTCTTTTTGCTTCAGATATTATTTCGTTTAAATCGTCAACTAAACCCAACTCAACTTCGTGTTTTGCTAACTCCGTCTTGTCCGCTAATTTGTCGTAAATGGTTTTTAGTGTATTCATATTTATATAATTTAATTGTTTATATTTTGTTGCAAAATTTTATACGTTTCCGATTCCTTGAGCTTGTAAACTACCATCGCAACATTTACGAGAATAGCGCTTTCCGTCCTTACATAAACACCCTCTACGGCCTCCAACGGGACTTGCTCGCGGTCTTTCAATTTCTTTTTTTGCTACGTCGGAAACCTTGATGTTTGTTGGATTTTTCATTATCTTTAGTTTTAGGTATAATCTATCGTCAAAGTATTAAAGTTCGTTATATCGCTTTAAAACCGCTTTAAAACGCATTTATATTTTTTTGTTATTTTCCTTGCCTTGCGTAACTTTTTTTGTAATTTTTACTTGATTTTAAACCACTATTTCGTGTTTTTGCGTGTACTCCAGAACGCTTAATTTTTGGTTTTCTCAAGTGATTTTGTACGCTCGTTTGCTTCGACATTTTTAATTATTTTAATTCAGCTAAAATCTTTTCTGCAACTTTCTTTGAAAAATCAAGTTCTTTTGTTAAAGCATTATTTACTTTTATTATTTCAAGTGCGGTTGAATATCCTTTTATTTCTTTTACGTCTAAACCTAATTGTTTAACTTGCGTTTCAACTTGTAATATTATTTTATTTATATCTTGTGAACTTCCACCAAGATTTGCCTTTGCGCCTTCGATGTTGCTCAATTGTATTTTCATACTATCAATTTCATCTTTAATGCCGTTAAGAACTTTAAATAAAGCACTAACATTATCAATTAAACGTTTTGCGTTGTCGGTAGGCGTTGTATTTCTTTGAATTAATTTTGTTAAATCGTCAACTAAACCCAAATTAACTTTATTGCTTTTTAATTCGCTTTTAATAATTAGTTCTTTGATTTTTTCAACCATTGCTTTTTCTTCCATATCTATATTTTTTGAATTCATTTCGTATCTGTCCGCAAAATAACCCTCTATTGAAAATCCTTTTACTTCGCCTAATTTAACTTTGTTCCAAATTTCGTCGTTGTTTACTTTCATTGAAATCATCCAAGTACCTTTTGGTAAATCAAACCCGTAATTTTTGCTTTTGTCGTTTTGACCTTCAATAATCCAACTTTCAACAACGGACATTCCTTTTAATTTTTGGCTATGTTCTAAGGTTGAATTATTTTGGTTTGCGTTCATTAAAAATAGTTCGCTAGCTTTTCTAATTGTTGCCTTTGAAAAATAAATATAATATTCGTCTTTCGTTTTGTCGTTACGTCGGTAAATTTGTTTATCTGGTATTAAAGCGGGACCCATTAATATTTTCTTTTCCGCGTCTATTTCTTTTAATAGTACTTCGTGTTTTGACAAGTGAATAAAATTAGATTCTATTGCGGGGGACATAACAACGCTAATTGCGTCTATTCCGCTTTGGTCGTCTTGTTCGTCAATTATTAATTCAACTATTCGCATATCTATATAATTAAAGTTTTTTTAAATTGTTGCATTATTTATTCGGTTACGCTCCAACGCTTGCGCGCTTGTCATTTCGGAGCTTACCACAAACGCTTGAACGGGTTTTTGTTGTAGTTGCGCTAATTGATTCATTCCGTTATTTCCTACAACGTTAAATTGCGGTGCTTGGGGTGCGCCACCTCCGCCCGTGTCTCCACCTCCGCCACCACCGCCACCGCCTGCACTTGGTTCTGCTCCGCCCTCAAATTGCGTATTCTTTATTTTCTTTATGTTCATTATACCCGCCGCAACCGCTCCAGCCGCCGCTATTCCACCCAACACGGGACCTACAATAGGTATTCCCGATAAAGAACTAAATGCACTTGTTGCGGACTTGTAAGTGTCTATTGTGGCGCTTGCGATTTGGGTTGCCTTTTGAATGTTAAACGCCTTTTTTTGGCTTTTTTTACTTTTACCCGCAAATAGTTCGGCTATGTTTGCAATTGAAGATAAACCATTCTTAACGGCATCTAATTGAGAATTTAATAAATCTTTTTTTTTCTTATCTGCGTCTTCGTCTAGCTTTGCAACTTCTTTATTTGTTTTGTCGGTTAATGCTTTTTTAGCGTTTTCGAATTCTTCTTGAGTTATTAATTTATTATCTAAGTTGGTTTGAAAAACTAATAATTCTGCGTCCGCTTTGGATTGTATGTTTAAACGTGCTAACTCGTCTTCGCTTAATACTAATGCTTGGTATTGTTTTTCGGCGTCTAGTTTTGCCTTTGCTAAGTCTTCTGCCTTTTTTAAATCTTCGTCCGCAAATTTCGTTCGTAACTCCTTTAATTCTTTTTGGTGTTGTTCCGTTAGTTCCTTTTCTAATTGTGCGTTACCGCTCGCTTTTTCTTGTTCTGCGTCAAATTTTTGCGCTAATTGTAGCTCTTCATATTCACGTGCTGACAAAGTTAATTTTTGAGTCGCTAACCATTCTTCGTCTTCTTTTTTTATTTTTTCTTTTGCGTACTTGTCGCGTATAACCGCTAAATCTTTTTGTTGTAACTCTAAATTTATTTTAACTAATTCATCGACTTGTTTGCGTTTTTTAGTTCCGTCTTTAACTTCTTTTTCTAAATCTTCGTTTTCCCTTTTGTACTTTAAATTTATTGCTTCAATTTCCTTTTCTTGTCCGTCTTTTAGTAGTTGTAATTTTGCGTCTTGTAAATCCCGCGCAATATCTTTTTGTTCAACCGCACTACCTTTAGCATTGTTTTTTAATTCCGTTCGGTGTTCGGCTTCCATTACTTCAATAGCTCGCTTAGTTGCTAAATTATCTTCATAAGTTTCTTTTGCTACTTTTTGTGAATCAAGCATTGATTTTTTCAATTCTTTAACCTTGTCGCTATCCGCATCGCCCGTAGCGATTAGCATTTTTATTTCTTCTTGATATGCTTTTATCTTCGCAGCTTGAGTAGCTAAAAATACGCGTCCGCTGGCTAAGTGTGATTTTGCTTTTGATAATTCTAATTGATATGTTTCTTTTCCGTTTGCCTTCGCTAAATTTATTTCGTGGGTATAATAATCGTCGTCAAACTTTTGTTTCATTTTGGCAACATTTGCCTTTGTGTTTTGCTCCTTAACAATTGCCTTCGTTCTAGCGTCCGCGTTCGCTTTGTTTTTACGCGTTACCGCGTCGTCAATAACGCCAAAGTGTTCTAATGCTTTTACAACTCCGTAAATCAAACCAATAAACGGAAACATAACCATTATAACGCCCTTAACTGCTGGCCCTAATTTATTAAATTTGTCGTAAGCTCCTATTACTGCGTCCCGTACTTTATCAAAGTTTGCTATTAATAAAGCAAGTCCAATAACCAACGCGCCAACCCCCGTAGACGCTAAAGCGATTCTAAATAATTTTAACGCACCCGTTGACGTTCCAACAACAAAATTATAAGCGGTTGTTGCCGTTGCTAATAACCAAGTTTTAGCGGTGTCAATCCCCTTCATTAACGCACTTTCTTTTTGTAGTGCTATTTGTACTTGTTGAATACCATTTGCAACCGCCATTGCACTTTGTACGCGTAAAATTGCCTTTTCTAAGTTCTTGTTTTCAACCCCCATTAAACCCATTGCGCCCGTTACCGCTTCGAAACCACCAGCAACTGCAGAAATACCACCTAAAGCAACGTCAACTTTTCCCGTATCTGACGCAAAGTTTTTTACTTGTTGGTTTAAGTCTCCAATTTTATCTTGTAACTTTCCCGCTTCAGCTAACAAATCTTTAAAACCTTGAGAGCCTTCGTCCATCGTCGAAAGTTCCAACTTCATTTCTTTTAGTTGTTGCTTTAAAGACTTTGTTTTTTCGGTTACTTGGTCTAATCCTTGTTGTTTAACCTCAAGTTCAATAGTTCGTTTTTCAGCC